CAAGGTTGGCGCATCTTAACGATCCAACGATCTATGCCCTCATCATTCTCATCTTTAGAAAAGATCTGGCTTAACTTGGTGACTGCTACTTGTTCAGTCATTCCAGAGCCATCTGCTTTTGCCTGAGATATTGCCCAAGTTTTACCTGCAACCTTTGGGCTTTCCTTAAATGCTTGTTGCATAAGCTTTGCTAATTCTTTGGCATCTGCATCACTGATGATGAGATCACATTCATAGCGCCCCTTTTTATCAGTCTTTTCAACTGGCTTTGATAAGCCCGGTTGATCAGGTTTGTTAGGGTTAGGTGCAGCTTTATCATACCAATAAGGCACGTTGATTTTTGGATAGAGAATAGTTCCTTCTATTCGCCAATGTCCTTGATTATTTTTAGTTATCGCCATCTAGATATTCCTCGCTTTCTGGCAGCCATTGCGGCAATTCATGGGTTGAGAACGCACCCCAGTTTGTTGGGTAAATCCCTGTTTCTTTTGCTTTAGCTATGTCTATCAAGGCTCTGTTAACTAACATCTTTCCATAAGCTATGGCGTTGTCACTTAATGAGTGATAGTGAGCTGGATAGGGGTACGTTTTTGATACGGCTAGGAAGCCCCAATTTTTAACTTCCCAACCATTAGCCTCTGCAAGCAGAAGATAATGAGCTGCCTGGATGTGATAGCCCCTTCGAAATAGATCTCTGGAGAACCCCATTGGGCTTGCGTCTTGGGCAGTTTTTACATCGCCCATTACTTTTAATTCTTTTGAATATATGTCTGGTCTTGCCTTGAGCATTAAGCCAGTGCCATGCTCTGCAAACAGAGATGCTTCACATATTTTGTCTTTTGCTTTTAGAAGTTTGGCGCAAGCTGGATCATTATGTAGCCCACCAACTTTTTGCTCTTCTATCTCTACGCCATGCACCAGACCTTTGATCATGTCATAGTCTTTTTGGGGCAGTAGCACTTTGCCTTGTTGCTTGCATTCTTCGTAATGCTCTTTGAATGCTTTTGTGGCTCTGGTTTTTTCTGTGCTTAAAACAACATTGCCTTTTTCTGGCTCTAAGCTTTCACTATGGGTGGCAGTTCCAATATCTGCAATAAGTTGGCTTATGTCTGACTTTCCATATTGAGCATGGAAGGGTGAGTATAAGATCCATGACTTTAAGAAAGACGCAGAAATTGCTGTTGTTGAATGGTAATCTTCATTAGTTAAGTCAGTATATATTCCCGGTTTCATTCTTGAGTACCTTGTAGTTGTATGAGTTTAATGGTTTGCCCAATGCGTTCTGCTATTTGGGGAACGATGGCATTTCCGAGCCCCTTTAATCTTGCAGCTCTTCCTTTGACGCTTGGTCCTGTTCTGGGGATTCCGGCAGGTTCGTCCAACCAGGTGGATAACCCATCAACCATTCCACCCAATCTGCTGATAGGTGTATGTTCTCGTTGCCTGTCTCCTCTAACATCACTGCGTCGCATAGACCCTTTGTGAATCCCTCTGGATGATTTGGCGTTATTGTTGAGCCCTTCCAATCCCTTGCTATTGGCGTTGGCCACATTGTTGTGCTCACTGCTTCCTCCAGATTCCCGTAATCTGACGCTCTCTGCGCCAGTTTGGGTGTTAGCTTCTGATGCATGATCTCGCTTGCCCTTGGGGTTGGCCAGAGCTTCTTGTATGTCCTGTGATTTTTCAGAGTCTTGAGCCCCACCATTTGCTCTGCTTCCTTCATGGTGATCTCTCCCTCTTGAACCTTCTTCAAGAGATTGGCTACCTGTCCCTCTGATGCGTGACCGTATCCCTTTGTTGTTGGCGTTGGCCACATCTCTTGATCCTTCTGCATCACTTGATCCCTCAGATTGGAAGAGATCTGTCTGCGTCCATTCTGGCTCTCTTTGAATGATCCTGAGATCATTGGGGGTAGATGTTCCATTGTCGTTGCGGTGGCCCACAATCCAGAGTCGCATTCTTCTGTGGGGAGCGTCGACGGATACAGCTCCAATATGAAATGTCTGGACTGAGTAATTGGCTTTGTCTGCCAAGTCAGAGAGCACTTCGTTGAGCCCCAAAGTGATGTGCCCACTAACATTTTCGAAAGCAATCCAATCTGGTCTGACTTGCTGAATAATTGAAAATATTTCTGGCCAGATATGTCGCTCATCTTCAAAGCCTCTTCTCTGACCTGCTGCGCTGAACGGTTGGCAAGGATATCCAGCTGTGAGGATTGAGTCTCTTCCGTTGATGGCGTTGATGATTTGTCTTGGGTCATTTGCAAGTTCCTTTACATCTTCAGCAATGGGAACATCTGGCCAATGCTTTTTTAATATCTGCCTACTCCAAGGCTCTATGTCACAGAACAACACTGGCTTACTAAGCTTGGCGCGTTGGAATCCAAGTGCAAATCCACCAATGCCAGAGCAAAGATCTACATGAGCCAACATTAGATCCACCCAATCTGTGGGGGCGTTGTTGAACCTGTTTCCCACACAAACCAAGCAAGGCACATCATGCCGCCTTTAAAAGACTCACCATCCTTCAATAAAGAAAGCCTTTTAGAAAAAACCCATATTCTTTTTGGTGGATGTTGCTTGAAAAATTTTGCTCTAGCTACGCCTTCTAAAAATGTGATTTTAAGAAGAAAAGCAGTTTTATATCTGGCTATTGATTGAGCATGCTCTGCCATTAAAAGAGCCATTTTTGCATAAGGAGGATTGGTTATAATATTGTCTCTTTTTTCACGCTCCCATAAAAAGTCTTGTTTAGGAGTGCCAAAGCCACGATCTACCAGATCAGAACTTTCCACATTGTAGCCACGCTCTATAAGTCTTTTGCTTATGTGACCTTCACCACAACAAGGCTCAAAAATATTTCCTTTAAAATTTTCTACAGCTAGTAAAGCGTCGGTTGCGTCAGGAGGCGTTGCGTAAAAATCATCTTTCTGACGATCTCCACGAACATTAAACCCTGTCATTTTCATTGCAGTTTCAACGCCCATCAAACTGACTCCTTTTCTTTGAGCATTTTGATTAGCGCCACACAGTTCTGCACACGTTGATGCGCAGTTGGACGGGAAGGGGGTCTTTGCAGATCCTTCTCCAGTATCTCCAAGTTGTGCTCTAAAAGATTTATGATTTGCCCAGGCTCAGTCATTCGAAGTGCCTTGCTTGGTACGCCATAAGTAAAGCTTCTGCCCTATGCTCATCTTTCTTGCGTCTTAGTTGCTCTGTAAGTTGTGGGAAGGTGCGCATTGCAATGCGTCTGGCAGCATCCTTATCTGAAGGTACTGATGCAGACTTTTTCCACTGCGCTGGGGTAATCTCTTTATACTTTAGTTGGAGCATACTTAGAGCCCCAACAATCTGCCCATATCCCATACCTAATTTAAAGGATGAGGAAACGCCTTGCATTGGGCGTGAGCTTTGTTTCTCCACCAAAACATAATTAACAGGTACGCTCTCTAGGATGTGCTTTAACTCTAATGTATTGACACCACCCTCTGACCAAACCGGCAGATCATGTACTTCTGCCCAATCACCTTGCACCAGAGCAACGGCCCCAGTTCTATATCCTGGATCTATTCCAACGTATGTTCTGGGGCTCACTGCTTCTGCTCGCTTTCTTGTTCTTGAGCTTCCTGACAGATGCGCTCAAACTGTTTCCCAAGAGTTCTTCCCTCTTGTTTTGCCTGTTCTCTGAGCCATATTTCATATTTTTTATTTATGCGCACAAACAGCGCAACACTCTGATTATCCATATAAAATTAGTCTCGCTTAAAATTATTTTAAAATTAATCGTACATTGTACTTGTATGTTATGATATCAATTGCTATCTAATGTTAAGTGAACAGTAATAGAACAGTAATGGAATGGGATCGATATGAATGAATGTATGAAAAAAGTTCTACTAAAGCAGAATGAAGTTAGCTTACTGATAAAAGCATTAAATAAATTCTCACATTCTATATGTGATGAGAAAACTGGACAACCAGATTTAAAATCCAACAATCTTACTGAACAAGATCTGACTGATTTAATAACTCTCCAAAAAATAATGGATGGCATTCACAAACTGCCACTCCACACAACTTTGGGTGATGTAATTAAAAAAGAAGATGAATATTGGCAAAATCAATACAAAATAAGGAACGCAAAATAATGAAAAATTTAGAAATGAAAAACGTGAAGTATAGTGAATTTGCTAGTCATGAAACGTATTGCTATGAGGCTTCAGTTTATCTTGATGGTAAACCTTTTGCTTTAGTTAGTAATGATGGGCGTGGGGGTTGTGATTCACAATACTCACACACCAAATATAAAGGTGAAAACTTTTACCAAGATTTAAGAAAATTAGAGGAAGAATTTAAGTCATTACCAAAGACTGATCCTTGCAAATATTTTCCAGAAGGTATTGAGCAAACTTTTGAAGGTTGGTGTCATGAGCAAGTGATGGAACACCTTCTTGCTAAAGATCTTAAAAGACTTCTTAAAAGATGTGTTGTTGCTCAGATAAAAGAGAATGATGAATTAAAAGTTGTTCAATGGAACAAGCCAAAAGCCAAGCCAGATTGGTTGATGAAAGAGCATATCAAACAAGAATTTCCAGAAGTTAAAATATTGAATGACATGGATCATGAGGATGCAATGTCAAT